CTTAAACACTTCTCCTTGAGATACTAGTCCCCAATTAGAGAAACGTTTCATTAGTTTCTCACCAAGAACACGATTTAATCGCTTACAAATATAAGGAATATCATAAAACTGAATATTCCATCCAGTCACGACATCTGGAACATCAACCATCCAGTATTCAATAAAAGAACTGAGAAGTTGATATTCACTAGGGCAATGGTGATATGTAACATTCTTTTGCTTATTGTCAAATGGTTTGACTCCCCAGGTAGTAATCTTTTTTGTTGTATAATCCTGAATAGTGATAGCCAGGATCTCCTCTTGGCAAGACTCAACATCAGGGAATCCCTGCTCCGATGAGACCTCAATATCAAGAGTTACGAGTTTAATTTGACTGATATCAAACTTGATTTCATCTTGAGGGTACTTCTCAGAAATGTACTGATAGATATATCGATCATTTCCATATACAGAGAATCCATCAACACCCTCATACTTCTTATAGAACTCACGGCACTCACGAACTGTACCGGGTTTGATGGGCTCTACAGGATCACCATTCAGTGTTTTGAACTTTGTTTTCTTCTTTGATTTTACAAAGAGAGTTGGGAAAAACTCATCTCTATATTCTTTTCTTACGCCATTGTCAACTTCACGAACAAGAACTTGATTACCAATTAGTTGAACATTAGTGTAAAACTTCATTCACCCTCATCATTAAAAAATGTACCAAAAAATCCACTATCACCAGGTTTTCTGTTTTCTAACTTATCCAAAATAGAATCCGTACTCTGTAAGGACTCTATTCTATTAATCATATCAGCAATCACACTACAAACCATAGGTCTTTCTTGGCGTGCCGCAAATGCCAAAGCATTTCTTAAACTTGATTCTGCTTCTTTAAGAGAATCTTCTACAGATTTAGAGAGTGCCATTACTTTATTGCTTCCTCATATTTGTTTACAATATCTTCTTTTGCATCAAGGATTGTAAGAATTTTATCAGAGCTTACCATGAAATCTTCCTGGTCTGTTACTTCCCTCATAAACCTATGCAAATTAAGATCTCCATCCAAAAGATATGGTTTTACGAGTTTGCAGTCAGGTTGTCCAATATCTGCACCGACTTCTTCAAGTTCAGAAATAAAAACATGACCTGCGGTCATTACAACAACTTTAACTTGCTTCATTTTCATCATCTCCTTTTAGTAATTTGTACATTTCAGACCTATCAATGTAGGACTGTTTTATTGATTTTGCTGGATTGGTTATACAAACTACCCAATCCAAAGGTATCAGAATATCTTCATCCGGAGAAAGAGGTTGCCAAGGGAAAAAAGAAATCTGAGGCTCTTGAGAATCCACTGCTTCATAAAGAGTTTGTGGATTTGAAAGTTTAACAGCATATGGAATATGCAGAGAATACGCAACCAACTTCTCTAAGTCTCCATTTTCATGAGGAATGGTGACTTCACTCAAGTCGCAAATAACGTCTTCTCCAGACTTTAGTGTAACCAGTTTAATAGTCATGATATAGTTTTGCCTCCAGTCATTCTACCAAGAAAAAAGAGGGGCGTCAACTGGATTGTGCCAGTTGCCCCTCTGCGGCGACGATATTCAATAATATTTAGAACCAATCTTTTCTTTGGTGATGTTCAGGAACAATCATACCAAGAGTTATTGTCAGCAACCCATCCTCAAATTCAACTGATCTAACTTCCGTTTCATCTGAGAGGGTCCAAGATCGGGTGAAAGATCGTTGAGCCACTCCTCGGTGGACAAATTCTTTTCCCGTTTCTTTGTCTTCCTTCTGTCCCTCAACAAATAGTTTTCCAGATTCTGTATAGACAAGGACCTCTGATTTTTTAAATCCGGCGAGGGCGATTTCCAGTTTTGATTCGACATTGCTAACTGATACTAAGTTATATGGCGGATAGTTCGATGTAGTTTCATGCAAACTGAAAACACGATCAAAGTACTGATCCAATCCGATTGTGTTGCGATTCAATCTCTCCATAAGACGCGGGAGATCGTTCGCATTGTAACGCGAAAGATTTGTCATCTTTTTAGCTCCTTTAATAAGCGAGTTTGTTTTTTGTGGACCCCGAAGGCATCCGATATATTTATAGCATAAGACATAAAAAAACGGGGTAGTGAACCCCGTATTTTTTTATTCGGTTTTTTCCTGCCTCAAATATTCTTCATATGTGAGTCTTGTCATTTCACATACAAGGCGAGGATTTTTAACATGATATCCATCGCCCAATCGAGCATCAATACTTTGAACTGCATGGTAAAGCAATTGATCGGTCACCCATTCGGCGTAGTCCATTGAATCTGGCTTCATAATAACTCCTTTTTGTATAATCGAGTTTACTTTAATAATATAACATAAAAAAAGCACCCTGTCAAGGGTGCTTGTAAGTTCCGATTTTTGAAGCGACCGCACGAAAGATCGCAGGATTATTTATGCCTCTTCTTGCTTTTTACCTTTCTTACCAATATTATACTTTTGCTCTAATACCCAATCTTGCTTATCTTTATAAGCTAAAACTTTTATCTGATTAAGTGGAGCAATGTCTGAGATAGCATCTTCATTGGCAATTCCAACCAACCCCCAGTCAAAAATAAGTTTTACAATACGATTACGTCTCTGAACATCATTCACTGTCAGATTGGCATGTTTACCATCGAGAGCAAACAGTTCCTTAAAGTGAACAATAAAGTATCGTCCCTGCTTATGCAGGATGTGACAAGACTGATAAAGTTTCTTCTCTTTTCTTGATGCTACTCCGATACGTGTGAGTGTCTCACGAACTTTCAGAAAATCATCTGGTTCATTCAAAAACACTTCTACCATTTGGTCCTGCGACCACTCAACTGTGGGCTCAGTCATCGTTTTCCTCCAATTTCAAGTCGCTGTTTAATAAAATTAATTTGTTCTGTGGTCAGGATTTTTAGAGCTTGCGATGCCTTCTCGTTACTATATCCATAGTATTTTTTGACACATTCTAAATCTGTGACTTTATCCTTTCGGAGCCAAGGGGAGAATCTCTTTTTTTTCCTCAAACTATTTAGAAAAAAAGAATATTGCATATCTTTATCTAAAGAATGATGAAGATTCATCTCATTAGCAAACATGATACAGTCAAGATTGCCAGATAAACAGCGATTAATAATGTATGGAGGATATTCTTTTATATGTTCGGATAGATCTTCTTTAGTGAAGTTAATTGAGTTGAGCCAATCTTTAAGTTCCATTATCTAATAATTTGAATGTCATCATCTTCTGTCCAGAGTTCTACATTGGTCCTGAACCTATCATCTGCCTTCAGTTTTTCGTATCTCTTAGTTGCTTTCTTTTTCCACCACTCGATAATGTTATCAAGTTCATGTTTTTCCCAGTTCTGACCACGGAGAAGTTCTTTCTGCTCACCAAGAATCACTTCACGAACATTTGAATACCCATAATCCGAGATATAAAACCTCTTCTTCTGAGTAATTCCAAATGCTGAGGAAAGAGTCTTATTAAGAAGTTGAAGTTTATCTGCATCAGTCAAAGAGTTTTTTACAATAGAAATCATCTTTGTCTGTCTCTTCATCTTCTTGGATGAAGCTTTGTTATCCGTGAGGGGAGTATTATTATTCAAGTAAGTAAAATGATCATGCAATTTATGAAAAATATCATCATGAAGTAGAGGAAGAAACTTACTTTCGGTAAGACCCTTGTATCGCATGAATGGTTTGAGGCCATCGTACTGTGAGGCGTCGGTCACAGACCCATAGAGAGACGTTGTTTCAAAAAGGGCGATATCCTTTTCAAAAGATTCATTCATCGCCTCACGGGCGAAATGAGAGCAGCACAGGAGAGCAAGCAGTTTGCCACCAAGATAGTTGTATCCAAATGGTTGAGAAGGAACGATTACAAATCCCATCGCTGCATGACGATTGAAGATGGATAAATCAGGTGCATGACCAAGCCATAAATTCCTTGGTTTGGAGTTGATCGTTGGAGAGCCAAGACGAATAAATCCAACAATCTTTTGAGTATTTTTCTCGTAGATAATCCACTTCATTTCTCTACCAGGAACGTTCTGCTCATTATTATGAGAAGATACAGAAGCTAGAAGATCGTTAAAGGTTTCTTGCGATACTCTCCCAGGACCACCGGTATACTTATTGTTACCAACACGAACAATTTCAAAGTCCATATCTTCTGGATGGATATCTTCATTGAAGAACTCATCTTTCAAAGAGAACAAACGACTAGTGCCAGAAATTACTTGCATTTTTACAAAACGCATATAATCCTCAATATTTCCCATGTGAGAGAAATAATCAATAAATTCATCTGCCGCCCATGAAGCAGTCTCTGGAGATACTTCCATCAATCACAAAATAAGTTTCTTTTCTTCAGGAGTTACTAACTTACTCCCGTATATTTCATTATACTTGTTCTTAATAGAAGAATCAAGTTCCGCAATATACACAATATGATTACGGTTTACAGTAATCTCTGGGTTATCTCTATCAATAACTGTAGCCCAGGCAGCAAATCCAACATTCTGAGCATTAGGAAGAACGACAAGACCATTCTTGACGGTTACAGTATCTTCAGTTTCAGAAACAAGTTCAGCAACTACTTCTTCTCCAGTAACAATACGGAATAATTTAACATCAATCATTTTTCATCTCAACTTGAATAGGGGACTTCATAATATCTACAATATTGATATAAGCCCAGGCAGTAAATACTTGAGGAACAATAAATGCAACCATGGCTATGATCCAGAACCAATAATAATAGTTCTCTTTATTTTGTGTTCTTTTTACTAAATCAGGATGACGAGCATAAAGAGGTCCCTGATAATCTTTTTTGTTCGATTGATCATTCATTTGTTTAACTCAACGAAGTTTAAAAATTCCTGTTCAACATTATCTATTGTCGTATTACCTTGACTAACCCAATTGTGGCAGAACTCATACAAATAACGAGCCTCACTAAGTTTGAAGTGATGTTTTAGTTTTAAAAACACTTCCTGTCGAAGTTTCATTCTTTCATCACTATATCTCCAATCAGAATTTGTCATTTAAACTCACATTCCACCATAATTTCGGTTAAGCAAGCAAGCATATTTATTTCCTGATCAGCAACAAAGGCTATCTGATATTGGTATTTGGCGATAACAAGAACAGCAGCAGGAATAGTATTAGGTGTCAAAGCAGCATAGAGAGCATCATAGACACGGCGGAGAAGTACAGAAGCATCGTTGTCAAGATTGTTGACCACCCACTTACGAACTTCTTTGAAGTCTTTGTCTTTTAGTTGCTTGACAAGATCATTTACTTTTACATCAGAGAACTGTGCCAGAATGCCAGTATCTATTTTTCCAGAAGAAGAATACCTCTGACACTCATTAAGAACACGTCTCCAATCAGGAAAGTGCTTATTAATTAATTCGACAAGAACCTTCGGATCAGCTTCGACACTCTCCTTCTCAAGTATAAACCGGAGACGGTTGAAGAACATTGAGGCAAGTTGAGGTTTTGACTTTCTGTCGGTGGAGAAATCGATACAGGCACATCGGGAGTGGAGTGGTTCGATGATTTTGTTTTTGAAGTTGCAGGTAAAGATGAATCTGCAGTTGCCACTAAACTCCTCCGTAAACGCCCTAAGTAGGAGTTGTACATCGTTTGTTGTGTTGTCAGCTTCGTCGATAATGATGACTTTGTGTCGAGCAGTTGACGAAAGTGATACGGTCGAAGCGAAATTTTTTGCAGTATTTCTGACCGTATCAAGGAAGCGTCC